TTTGTGTTTAACAGTAATGATAGTAAATTTTCGCTTATACGTTGATCATATCCATACACTGTGGTTTGTGCATCGCCACCGGTGATTTTGTAATTGTTTAAATTCAAATTTGCACTCAGCGACGGTGTAGTATCGCTAGATAATATAGTCTTGGCTTCTAGGTTTACAGTTGTGGCTGTACCGGTCAAGACCACAGTATTTCCTGTGCTGGTTAGTGTTTTTAACTCTGCATTATTGTTAAGTATGTCTTTGAAAATACCAGTGCCAGTGCCCAGATTAGTAACACCGGTTATTCCTACACTTTGACTGATAGCAAGAAAATTAGCATTTACCTTGGTAAAAGCACTGCGCAAATCATCGCCTGTGCCGTCGTTTGCGTATGATCCGATATTAATTTGTAATGGTGCTGTCATAGTAGACTCTCTTTTAGTATTTACCGTTAACCCAACGCCGCAGCCATTGCCACAGCAAACGGTTTGGTACTTGTAGTTGTTGACCAACTCAGCGTTGAGCCATTGGTGGTTAATACTGCCCCACCTTTGCCAGTCTGGCTAGGGATTGTAAAAATATTAAGCGAATTCATTTGATTGTATACATCTGTAAAATTAGCATTTATCTTTAGAAACGCAGTGCGTAGCGGATCGCCCGTACCATCGTTTGCTACTGTTCCTAGATTGATTGTCTGTTGTGTCATTAGTTTCTCCCCACAGCAACTTCGATTATACCGGCTTCGCCGTAATCTTTATTTTCAAGTGCCTTACCAATGATGGCACCCAGTGTTGGCATCAATGCCTTTACAGCATATCCCGGTGTAGCACTAGTTGTCAGCATATCGCCTTTCTTGACACGCCCAACTACCTTGCATGGAACACGCCCCGCAAGTGCCACTAGATTTTTCAATCCCGGACAATCGGCATACATGATATAAGCTGCCTTGTCTTGACTACCGACCACACCTGCTACCCTGGTATCGTTGATCTGATCAGTTGTGGTTATTTCTTTATCACCACCGAATACTACCACTGTACCAACTTCATACTCGGCATCACCCTCATAGTACTCAGCCAAGTCAGCTGAGTATGTGGCAATCAAAGTAGAACCAGATTGTAAGCTAAATTGTCCGTAGAACTTGGCACTGCTGTTAGTGTTAAGAACAGTTGTTTTAGCACCTGCAACAATATTGTTGGTAAAGAAATTGCCACCACTAACATCAACATTGCCACCACTTCCCAAAGTAATATTGGTGTTGGTACCTAGTGTCATTGTTCCCGTACTTGTTCCACTAACAGTGGCCCAAGTGAGTCCACCCGGAGTAAGATAACTGAACGATGATCCGGCACTGCTATAGGTAATGGCATTTGTACTGTATAGCTTCAATCCTTTAATATCAATGTATCCACTAGCATCCGACTGGGGAATTGTGGGTGTATCGGTGGCCGCATAAGTTTGACTGTAAGTCAAAGTTCCATAACTACTATGGAATCCAGTGGGTGTGCTGCCATTGTATCCTGCAGTACCGTTGCCACCTGATGCACTGCTGATGTACATAATACCTGGGGTCACAGTTCCCGAATTTGAAAATTTGTCGTTAGTAATAGCATTACCGTAAATCACGACTTTGTTAAACGATATAGCACTTGGGCTAGCAACTCCTGAACTTGAACCATCTTCTGATCCTAGATTAGCTAGCACAGTACCTTGATTTTGATAACTTAATTTAGTATTTAGAATACCAGTAGTAGTCGATGTTGCAGTTTTTAGATCTATCCAACCAAAGGTTGATGTAAACACAGCACTATTGAATTCAGCAAGGCCTGCATTGCTTTGAGTAAACGCTGTTCTAGGTACTGTACCATCGACACTGGCAGTGGCATACTGCATCAACAGTTTACTTTGTTGTATTGCCGCAGCCGAATTTATCATGCTGTCCACAACAACATTACTGTTGATCATGGTTGTCAAGGTAGATGTAGCAGATTCGTAAGTCCAGTTAGTTGTGTTACCAATGATCTGACCGTTAACCGAAGATACTCCGGTAGTGGTGTTGGCATAGCTTACATTGCCCACTCCACTTCCGCTATTGAAACTGTTCACTGTGACCACATAAACACCGTTGTAACCACTAGGTGTCATGCCATTCACCACAATGGTTTGCCCAACGGCAAATGGATTAACAATACTGCTGTAGGTCAATGTGGCTACAGTACCAGTACCACCTGCCCCTGTAACTGTGATCACATTATAGCCAGTACCTGTTACTACAGGAGAAGCACCATAATTACCTAGCAGAGGCGTAGTGATATTTCTCCAGCGACTTGAATAAAATGTCAACGAACCGCTGGCAGTTGTGAGTGCAACATTGGTACCATTTAAGGATGCACTAACTGTGATGCTTCCCGATGGCACATCTACAGGATTTCCGGGAATACCTGTGATATAATATGTACCAGCTGTTAGTTTGTCAATGGCAGTGCCAGTAAACGTAATTGTATCACCTATAGCCAAACTTGAGAATGCACCACTAGTAATAGTAAAGCCACTTATGTAGTTGGTAGTGACTGCTGTGCTAGTCACAGCACCAACTGTGGTATCATAGACTAAAATATTTCCAGCCACTGGCGAACTAAATTGAACATCTTTAAGTCCTGCTAGATATGAAGTTTGATCAACATATGATTTATTAGCGGCGTCTGTACCATTTTTCGGCGCACCCACGTTGACAATGGCATTGTTAGCCATGTTCAAAGGATTCTTCATGGCCAACGTGCCATTCAATGCTAAGAAGCCAGGGCCTTTCAAATTGCTGGATGTGGTTGTTCCGCCCGAAGCTGTTAGTCCCAGACGATTATCAATGTAACCAATCACTGCTGTTTGTGTAGGCACTGTGAAGTCCGAAGGAGTAGCCATCGCCGCATCGTTGTCAAATTTGGTTATGGTAACACCAGTTTTAAATCCTAGGCCGCTTAGGTTGCTAAGAGCGATACTGGCACTGAATGTAACGGTACCAGTACCTTGGTCAACTGTGAAATATTTGCCAACACGGAATATGCCGTTTTCATCAGTGGTTACGTAGAACACACGACCCACTGTCTCTTCAAATATTTGATTGTTTGGATTAGCAGAAACAGCAGGAGGACCAAAAATCGTGTTGGGGTAGTTACTGGTGTTATAACCGCCAGTGCCTATCAATAAGAAATCGTGTCCTGTAGCACGACATGTACTGATGTTTACAATGATCTGTCCAGCTGATGCACCAGGATATCCGATCTTCAATGCAGTGGTAGTAGCACCAAATGGTTTGCTTATACCCAGCGTTGAGCTGGCACTGGTTGTTGTTACTACTGCCATCAACGCTGTGCCTGTAAATGTTCCAGGGTTAGTTGGATAAGTCAGCACTATACTGGTTTGACCGGTAGCTGTAGCACTAGAGCACAGCCATGTTCCATTGTACATTGGATTGGTACTATTATAAACACGATAGTATGCACCGTTAACTATGTCCATACTGGCCACAGTGAATGTTACGCTGTATGTGCCGTAGCCTGACCCTGATGCTGTTGCGCCGCTAATTGCAAAACCAACAAATGTACGACTGCCCCCAAACGCAAAGGTAGTGGATGTCCAGTACAGTGTTATGCCACTTAGTGTGCCGCTAGACACAGGAACAAATTGATTGGCATCGGCCGCAAATTGTGTAGTACTGATTGTAAATGTTGTTGCACTTGGGATACTTTGAATGTAATAAGTTGTGCCAACTGTTGCCGAGGTAGTGGTTGTAGCAGGCAAACCTGCTACAATATTTCCCAGTTGTGAACTGGTAGCAGTAGGCAAGCTGAATATGATTTGGTTACCTACAGTCAATCCTGTGGTTGAAGTTACAGTAAGTAAATTGCCGGTAAATGCTAATATAGTTACTGCTCCACCTTGTACATAGCTGGTTCCTGTAACTGCAATAGGATATCCCACTGTGATCTGAGTGGCATTGTTAGAACTGGTAACCGTCGAAGTAAACACTGTAGTAGTTGACATAGTAACAACAAATGTTGCACTGCCAAAACTTGGAGTTACTATAGGAGTTGACGAATATCCGTAGCCGCCGCTGGTTACAGTAACCCCGGTGATGGTCTGTGTAGTAGCATCGATAGTAGCTATGGCCTGTGCTGAAATTCCTGTAAAGGTTGATCCATTGTTAAATGTCAAGCTAGGTGCTATAGAGTAACTGTTGTTACCAGACACATTTACTGAAATTCCAGTCACTGTCTGCGGGAATGACGCAGTAATATTTGCATTAGTGGTAAGCCATACTGCAGGACTCACAACAAATGTAGTACCGTTGGCCGACACCGACTGCACTAAACAGTTGGCAGGCACTATACAGTTATTGGTCAAAGTAATACCGGTAAATGAACTAACAGTGGTAGTTGTTGCATTTGAATAAGTTACACTGGTATTAGTACCGGTACCTACTGTGTATGTGCCGTTGTATCCTGCGGCGGTGCTAGTAAATCCACTTACCACAATAGTACTGCCACTGGGGAATGGAATTTGTGTGGCATTTGAATTCAAGAATGTTATAGTAACTGTAGAGCCACTACCGCTTATACTTGTGGGTGTAAATGTTCCACCACTAGTTATAATCATACCCACTAACAGATTGGTAGTACTAGCCACGGTAATAGTAGTTTGACTGGTATTACCAACCACTTGATAAGTGCCATTGTAGGCAGTGTTACTTTGTCCGCTGATAGTGGTGTAACTGTCTACTGGCGGTAGAGCTGGCGTTGGGTTAGTACTAGTTTGTGTACTGGGCACATTGTAAGTAATATACTGATAAGCAGTGCTGTTAACATTGTACTGGGCACTGGCAAATGTCAACGCACCGGAAGAAGTATTAGTACCTGCCAAGTTATATAACGAATTTGGATCAATTGTAACATACGATTGGAATGAAGTTCCAAAGGTCAATGCCGCACCTGCGGATATACCACTTGTGGTAGTACTCAATGTAATATTAGTACCTGACACTGCTGTTACATAAATTCCATTACCTGTGAATCCAGAACCTTGCACGTAAGTGTATTGATTTTTTGCAGGAACACTTGGTGTTATAGTTCCACCTATGCCACTGACAACCAATGTGGGGCTACCCGAAGTTCCGCCACTTACGTAAGTGGCTGTGCCCGCAACCACTGCAGGAGTATAGCTAATAACTCTATGTACACGACCGTTCCATGATGTGAGATATGTACCTGTGTTCAATTGCGATATTACAATTGACTGTGACAATGGGGTAATAGCAATCTTGTTATCGCCAACTTGAGAGCCTTGTGTCCTAGCGGCAAAGTAAACAAAAGTATTTGTTGGGTTGATAGTTGGATACGCATTGGTAGCACTGGTATTGTTAAGAACAATAGTATATGGTCCTGTACCTGTACCAGAGACTGAACTGACATATAAACCAGTTGAACTAAATCCTAATCCTCCAACATACATGCCTATTGCAATAGTTCCAACAACACTGTTTACAGTTATCGATGAACTTGATATACTGCCTGCAGTCACAGTACCGGTGGCATACCCTGTGGAGTAGGCTGTAGGATCTGGATTTGCTATGCTCAATGGATCAGTACCAAGTTGGTAATAGTTAAACGATGAATCAGTTTGAATCACAGCAGTTGTTTGTGATATAGTTTGGAACGTGATTTGAGTCACATTAGCAACTGGTTGTGAAGTTGGCGTTGCAGTTAGAGTAACAGCATAGGTAGACCCGCTGATCAATGATACAGCGTATACTGTACTAGTTCCTGAAAATCCTGTACCAGTTACTATCTGTCCAACAGTGATAGTTCCTTGAGTTACTAATACTGTTATAACAGCACTGCTAGTAGCATTAGCAACAGGGCTAACGAATGTTGCAGTGGCCGAACCAGTTCCGCCAACAGTGCTCAATTGTGTTAGACTTTCTCCAGTTGATTCAGATAGATTATATGTAATAATTCTATAAACACTAGATAGATTGTTTAAGTATTGAAAACTTGTGCTAGGTCTAGTAGGTCTTACTGTACCAACATTGTAAACTTTTTGGTTCTGCAGTACTCGAATGGTCACTATCTGCCCATCATACAATGCATATTGCAGACCACTAGTGGCAGTGCCACTGCCTGCTGTACTGAAACTTATTTGTAAAACATCTTGTCCGTTGATACTGATACCAGCATGCTGGACACTAGAAACACTGTATCTAGTGACACCACCGCCTGCTAAAGTATGATCGATTTCAAGTTCAGAGTTATTAAAAGGTGTGTACTGATAACCTATAATCCAAACACTAAGAGCCGCTTTGGTTGCAGTTGGCTCCATAAATCCAGAGGTAGTGGCCTGTTTGTATACTCTGGCAGTTTGTATCTGATTGTTGGCCAACGTTACTATGTTGGGTAATGAAGTAGTATCATACCCAGTGGCACGTAAACCATAGTCACCGTTTGAATTAGATCCGGCTACACTACGAATTTGAGCACCGTTCAACGCCCAATATGCAGTGTGATTATAGTATGTAAAGGTTGAAACTTGTTCTGTTAAACCGTTGTTGGTTGCAAGCACACCAAATCCCAGATCGTTTACTTGTGTGTAATCATTGGCCAACATTGACCGATTGCCGCCCATCTCTATCGGTACACTCAAAGCGCCGCCTTGATTGATATAGTTCAATAATCCAGTGGCTTTTGTTCCTGTAATTGCAATAGGACTTGAACTCAATGCCACGATCTGTGTAGCACTAACTGTCCATGTGCTAGTACCAGTGGCGCCACTACCAGTTAGGTTAGTAGAAATTGTTGTTCCTGTTAGAATACCTAGGCCTGAAATAGTCATGCCAACAGCGATAGTTCCTGATGACCAAGTAGCATACAGTGTGGTTCCTGATATATAACCAGTAAATGATGCTGAACTATATGTACCGATCATATTGGTTTTGGCATTGGCTATGGTGGTAAAATCTGCAGAACTGACTGTTGGAGTATATCTGCCTAGCGGGTTAGTTGACACCAAATTGCCACCAGTAAATGTTACAACAGTACCATCAATATTATTGCCATTGGTGCTAGGAGAACTTGCAGTAGCCACAGCACTGATAGTGATCGGACCACCTATATTGGCAGTGTAATTTGCCACAGCTGAACCTGTAGCACCAGTTGCCGGAGTTGTTGCTAGTTGAACAGTAACTTGTGTTGTAGTAGCTGACAATACAGTCCAAGTGCCATTGTAGCCTGACACTACAAACGAAGAAACAGTCAGTGTAGAACCTACAGTAAATGGGATACTTGTTTGTACTGCATAGTTTAGTGTACCAATAGTACTGCTGGCGGTGGCGCTGGTAATACTGATAGCTGGACCGTTAAGTGCAGTTATAGTTGTGCCTGGACTAATACCGGTACCTGTGATAGTAGTAGATGGACTTACGCTGAGTCCTGGAATCCAAGATACGTTATAAAGGTACGTGCTGTTTGCTGTCAGTGTTGCCTGTGCTGAGTAATTGAATGCTCCGTCTCCTGTGTAATCGATCAAATAACTGACCAAATTAGCGATTCTTGTCTGCTCAGGTGAAGGTGAACCACTTGGAGTATAGGTATAAGTTGTCGTGTCTTGCAGTAAGTTATTACCATTGGTCACAGTAATTGCTTTGTTAACAACAATTGATTGCAGTATTGAGTTAAGTTTTACAAATGCTGCCAGGTAAATTGCTTGCACACTTACAGTATTGGTACCAATGACTGTCTGCAATGTGCTAGTGCTACCGTTGTAGTTCCATAACGATATATCATAAATTGCACTGTTGGCATTATTACCTATATTATTATAAACAATATCATAAGTCAATGCATCAATGATATAGCTGATGCTGGTTTGTACTTTAATTGCGCTGTAGGCAGCATTGGCACTGATATTAAAATTAGACGATATCCAAGAAGTAATTTCTTGTTGAATGAATGCCTTGTTAGCTTGTAAAATATTCTTAACAGCTAGCTGATTAGTTGTAGTATAAGTGCTAGTAGTTGTAGGCCAATTAATAATTGGTAAGTAGCTGAGACCGTAGTTGAGAATGTTAGTGACAATAGTAAGGTTACTGGTGATTGTACCAGTGCCCACAACTGACGGACTAGAAAGATTAGATACCAATGTACCGATATAGTTTGCGGCTTGACCCGTTAAAGACAATGCTAGACCGGCCGGACTATTTTGAGGCTGTAGCAAAGTCAACGCTATTTTTTGACTTTGATAGTTTATACCCAATGCCAAGTCAAATGATACTGCATCGATAATTGAACCTAATGTTGTGCTGATGCCGTTGTAGCTGTTACCAAACGATGCAATAGGGTTATATGGTGTTGAGGCATCTAACACAAGTATAGCCTGCGGCAACGAGAACACATAAGTTCCAGAAGCTTGAGCATTTAATGCTGTTGTTAACAACACAGTAGTACTTGCTCCGTTCCATAGAGGACTAACGTAGGTATAGGCTGGAAGTCCATTACCAGTTACCAGCATGCCGCTGGTAATTCCTGCGTATGAATTAAGAACAATACTGGAGCTACCGCTTGCTCCACCTGAAACATAGCTAGCACTGACTTGTTGTACTGCTTGACTGTAACTTAAAATCTGGTTAACTTGATAACGATTACCTTGAACATAGAAACTACATGGAACTTGCGGAGCACGTACATCAAGTCCTGAATTAGAATAACCAGTAAGTGTAACGCTGAGTCCAGCAATGCCATTAACAGAATTTACCGCAGTAATATTCCCTAATAGTCTTCCGGCAAAGCCGTCAATAAATTGGCCACCCGCGAATCTAGGAGCATTAGTACTACCACTAAAACAACCGCTTTCCTGTGCATAGGGACTCTTGGCTTTTATTTGACCGTTAGGATCAAGAACCATCATGAAGCCACCATGCCCTTGTCCCGATATTAGTCGAACACGAGTTGCATCGTTTACCAAGAACATATCAATCAGTTTGTTGTTCAACGGTGTTGAATAAATGTTCTGCGGGTCAGTTAGATAATGATAGCCATATGGCAGTGCTCCGTACAAGTGCCAGTTGCCTGATGGTAAAACGTTAGGACTTGCATCTGCTGAGATGAATGGATATCCTTGCAATACATTGGCATAAAATACATTACCGCTGACACTGGTAACAGTTGCTAGACCAGTAAATGCAATTATGTTAATTGGACTGCCTGATGTACCAACTGTGAATGAATTATTTAGAACCCACTGCGCTCCTGCCCCGGAATTCACTGTTGTGCTGTTGCTGTTATTGGCAACGCCACTTGTGGCAGTTCCTGTAATATAAGTACCAGTTGGTATACCGCTGCCAGTTATGGCCTGTCCTACAAAATTAGGAGAACTATATGTACTGGTATATCCAGTGTTGGCTCCAATGATAGTGCCAGTAGTCACTGATGACACAGTTAATATAGTAGCTTTGGTTGTAGGATTGACAGCAATATATCCAGTGAATGTTACTATGGCATCTGTTAGGATCAATCCTATCCATGTGTTTGGAGCAGTTCCTGTACCTAATGTTCCAGTAATAGAACCACTGGTAGAACTGAGAGTCAGCGTAGTATTAGCTGCCGCGGCATAGTCAATCCCGCCTCTCTTCAAACTTGGAAAGTTGATTTGACCTGTGAGTAAATTATCAACTGTAGCATCTCGATAAAAGAATGTGTTTATCCAAGGACTTTGACTTATACGATCTCGTGGGCGAATTATTGTACGTCTAAAATCATCACCTGCTATGGTACAGTTTTCAGGCAATTTAATTGGATAATCTTCGTAGTAAATACCGCTTTCGACATAGATGGCAATTTGTAAATTACTAGTAGTTGCACCAAAATCTATAGTTTCGCCAGTGATAAAGAATCCAGGTTGTGTCAATTGTAAAGTGATAGTATCATACGCTGATGTTGCACCTTGCAAGTAACTGACAATAACACCTTGCGCACCACTAAGGTTACCGATCAAAATGTTACCTGGTAGTATATGCACATCACCCGGAGTTCCTTGGTCAACATATCCACGACCGCCATTACTGAACTGTATGGTCCAGAGACCTGTTCCAAAACTAGGTGTCGGAGCAGACCCTACACCGTTGTTCACTATGCCCAACATAGTGGTATAATTAGTCAAGAATGTGTTGGTTGCTCCAGCTGCCAATAATGAACCTGAATCGAAATTCTGTGAAGCTTGTTGTTGATATCTAATTGCACCCACTCGGTTCAATACCTGGATGGCTAAATTTTGTGCAAACACTAGACCATCGTATGTCTCTGTATACTGGGAACCGATAGCTATACTAGCACTTGTATTCTTGAAGTAGGATTTACCGGCATTGATGCTTTGATAAGTTCCACCAGTCCATAGATCAATTGCCATAGCATCGATGATCAAACCAATGTCTCTATAGCAAGTTGATTGATTGTAGTTGAATCCTCCTACATATTTTTTAGTCATGTATGTTAACACATTGCCTGCAATAGCAGATGCCTGACCTAGCAGGGTCTGGGTCGCCGCATACAGTTGAGCATTAGTGACTAGGTATCCCGCCAAGTTAGGATATGTTGGTACTAGCGCAGTGTTGCTGCCTATTATTGGTTCAACAGTTTGAGTAAACAGGGTTGTGATAGTATTGGTTGCATAGGCACTTGGAGTATCGAATGTATACACAGGTGAATTACTGAATGTCTGTGCCAATTGTGCTCCATTCTGAGGAGTAACACTGTTACTACTTGCACAGGCTACCACAGTGCTTAACAAGCGACTAACAACTGAATTGGTACCGCCGTACCAGATACTTTGTTCTGCACTACCGCTGGCAAAATTTAACAGTATAAGATTGGCCGCATTGGCTGTGGCCACATTGCTGGCAGTGGTCGCTGTAGTAGCAGATGTGTCATAAGCAATGGCTTCGCACAGATATACTATACTGTTTTTAAACTGTGCTACTCCTTCTGCTGGTACAAATCCACTATGATTGGCCACAGCATACAGGTATGCATCTTCAGCCAAGAACTGTAAGTTATATAGAATACCCGACGCAGCCAAGCCATAGGTCAAATAAGGGACATTTGGCATTGAAGGTGTAGGACGATTGTATATGGTAGCAGTCGAAGTAGCACTGATGGCTACCAAGGGCAACGCAGTTGCACCTGTGCCGTATGTTTGGCTAATGGTAAATGTATTGCTTACTGAATTGATTGCCAATACGTAGTAGGTTGAACCAGCAGACCCTGCGACGTTTACACTGCCGCCCCAGTTGCTGGCGAATGTGATAGGTTGGCCAACATACAAATTGTAAACATTATAGGTTGAGAAAGCTGTGGTAGTTGTGCCTGTTAAAGTGATTGTGGCAGTGGTAGGACCATAAGTTAGTATTTGATTGATAGTTCCAAACAGTGAGTTTACACTGGCTGTGAGCGATGAATTATTGATAGTGGGGTATAGATATTGACCCTGACTATTTTGCGCACCACTGATATTTGAACCTGCCTGATTGGCCAATGCTGTGATATTAAACAGTTGTACATAGTTGTAGGCGATACCGCTCTGTGGTGTGGTAGCAGTAACTAGCGAAAATGTTAGCAATGCTGATGCTTGGCTTGTGCTACTGACAATACCTTGAACAGTTGTAATATTTGCAATGATAGAATTGTATAAAGTATCGCCGTTTACTACTAGATTTAATGTTTGATTAACATACTGTGGCACACTTGTTTGATACAATACAGTGCCATTGGTGCCCATTAGAGAATTGGTAATCACATTTTGTACTAGAGTCTTTAGGTAAATTACAGCCGCTACAGTAGCATCTTTTTCTTGATCTTGGAATGTGATAATATTATAACTAGCGGCCCAATATTGTAATCCAGCATAGACGCTTTGACTATTGCCACCGTACATTAAATCATAAACTAGTGACCAGACAATAAATTTAACATCTCGTTGGCAAGTGGTTTTGTTGTATACTAGAGAAGGATATTTACTAGTTAGGTAGGCTATAATCTCTGCCTGCATAAATGTAATGTTGTTCAACAGTAGGGTCTTAGCATGAGTTTGTTCAGCAGTGGTTGAACCGATACTGGGGAAAGTTGGTGTAGGGGCAATGCCACTTGAAATAATTGACTGTAGATTGGTTATGTAGGGACCTATCAAAGACGCCTGACCAGCACTAGTTCCTATAGTAGCCAGTATGCTGGCTTGCAATCGATCCAACTCATAGTTCATTTCAGCACTGGTTATACCAATACCATAATGGCTAAAGTTCAATCCAGCCAGTGTGGTCTGCAGTGTTGATCCCAACAAAAGATCGTATTCTAATGCAGTGACAATTTGACCAACATATTGAGTTAACAATGCAGTATTGTAAGAATAGCTGGCGATCTGAGTCTGTATTTGATTAATAGCATCTTTGACCTGGGCCAATTGATTGGTAACAATATTTAGATTGATTGCGCTGTTGGGATTAAACAGACTAGTAGCTGCCGTGATACTGTTGTAGTTTGACCCTAGAATAACGTCATATCCAATACCTTGAGTTAGATTAACAAGTATATTGTAAAACCCGGTATTGTTAAACTGTGAGATGTATTTTTGATTAATGTAAGCAACAGTTTCTGTTTGAATGAATGTTTTGTTAAGTTCCAATAGATTCTGAGCTTGATAATACACAGGATTATTATTGTTACCGCTGGTACCTAACCCAGCTGAATAGATAGTTGATTGGGTTTGTACAGCATTTTGCGTGTAGGCAATGGTTTGACGATATGGTCCTGGTTCTAGCTGGCTTAGAGATATAAGACTGTCGGCCTGTAGCGCGGCTGCCCCTACGGTTTTGTATGCATAATGCCATGCACGACCATTGCGTCCCGGAGGAGTAAGCGTCTGATTGTCGTCGCCAGTAGTTGACACATACAGATTTATACTGCTGTAAAATGTGTTGTTGTCAACATAGAATTTGCTAGCGGCTTGTAGATCTGTACTGGAATTTGGAGTGCCATATCCTGCAAGTGGGCTCGGATGATCACCTAATGTTAGCGAACCAGTCATAGTGTCGCCGCCGCGATAGACCACGTCTTTACGTTGCATGACCTCAGTGCTTAAATAATTTCCAGTTAACCCAGAATCATAATCAGAATCGATTGCAGTGCCAGTGCCTGACCCAACGCCAGTTGCAGTGAATTTTACTCCAACTGTATTACTAACAGCACCTATCAAAGTAAAATCGGTAGATCCTACAGTGACGATTGTATAAGAATACCCTACACTAAATAATCCTGCTGTTACAGCACTGGTAGCAACTACTGGTTGTGCTCGTGACTTGATAGCGGCAGAGACAGTATAGGTACCTGCGATCTTTGCAGTGGTGGTTTGTCCAACATTGGTAAAATTATTGCCATCGGCTGCGATGAAATTACTGACACCGTAGTTGACAGTAACAGGCAATCGTCCCAGAGTGGTTGGCGCTCCGGAATAAAAATTATTAAACGCAGTAACTAGTCCAACACTGGGATCTTGCAAGTTGCCAACGGTGTATAAAGACACAGCATTGACACTTTGATTTAGTGTAGGGCTAGGATCATTGATCAATCTCGATGCTGTGGTTTTGAGATCGATGCTGTTTGAAGTGTAGGTAATAGTGATGTTGCCATCGCTGTTGGTAAGCGTTCTCGCTGACAAACTGGTTCCAGTGGCATTGGCAGTGATAAGTTGATTAGCAGAATATGCAGTACCGTCACTGAGTCCCCCGAATCCCAATTTGCCGCCCAGTCCAAAAATAGCATAAAGTTCGCTAAAGTTTGCATTAACTTTGTTGAACGATTGGCGAATACTGTCGCCAGTACCGTCGTTGCCCTGTATACCTGTATTAATTACTTGTTGTGTCATTTATTAAACTCCAAAGCTAGAACCGCAACCGCATGTTGTTTGTGCGTTGGGATTCTTTATGCTGAATGAACTGCCCTGTAAATCTTCTTTATAATCTATCTCTGCACCTGTAAGATACTGCATACTCATTGCATCTACAAGTACTCGAAATTCGTCTAAGGGAATTGTAAAATCATCTTCATTTGCTATTTCATCGAATGTGAAGCCATAGCTGAATCCGCTACACCCGCCGCCCTGTACAAATGTACGCAGTGCTAGGTTAGGATTGCCCTCTTCGTAGATCAAATCTTTAATTTTAGTCTTGGCCGAAGCAGAAATAGTGATCATGTTGTCCCTTGTTGTAATATTTAGCATAGAATTTTATAACCTTAATGTAAATACATTAATGTATATCAGAACAGAACAGCGACAAAACCACTATGTAAGAACCAGTAATCGGGGATTTACTCACACCTATGTGCGAGAAAAGCAAGTACTTGTGTTCAGATGCGACTGTTGTCAGGAAGTGTTTACACGAGATAGGGGATCAATGGATCCCAAGCGACTAAGCAACAATGTATACCATGTGTGTGGTGATTGTGACGCTAAAAAGTTTGCCCAGCTCAAGGGCGTGGAAGCTAGAAAAGTATGGTCAATGCCGGCCAGCAGTCTTAAGACACTCGACCAACTCTAGAGCCAATCACATTCCAGTTGATTATTTTGTAGATGTTTCGCAAGTAGGCTTTTTTGTCAGCTTGATAATCCAAAGCCCAAGCATGTTCCCACCAGTCAATCAGCAGTATGATATCCATTCGAATCTCATGATTCTTGATAGTTTTGATTGACCCATCACGAGCCAGGTATACCCAACCAGACCCCTGTATACCCATAGCTGACTTTTGCACTTTGTCTCGGAAATTTTCAAAAGTCTTAAAGTGTTTGTTGATAAAATTCAAAGCTATGTGATCGGGATGATTGTTACCTGTGGGTTTATGAAACTGTTTGAAATAAATGTCATGTAAAAAAGCACCTGCTTCGTTGAAGTCGGGATCTCCTTCACCTTTGTTGTAGCGATCTACATATCCTTTGTACAGTGTTCCATAATGATAGTTTATAGTATCTTCACTTTTGACTGGCTCTAAATCATCCTTGGCGTATGGCAAGGGAGATTGCTCCAATGTTTTGGGAGAGTAGCCCTCATTTAAACTAACGTACCTAATAAAGTTATACATAATGATATTTATTATAAATATTGGACTAGGAGATTTAACTATGTTACATCACATTAAAAAACTATTTGGTAT